CCTTCAAAAATAAAATTACCAAAATCATCTTTATCAGTTATCTCGATTTTTTTAATATATCTTTGTATAGATTGTATAGCTTCCGTAGCAAAAGATTTTAATCTTTTTTCATCTATTTCAGGATATGTATCTATTAAAAATGGTAATAATCTTTTAGCGGTTAACTTTATATCAGCTTTTATTAACTTATTTTTTAATTGATTTGCTTTACTTTTTACAATATTAGCCTCATTAGCACTTAGCGATTTACTAAATTTAGCATTACCTCTTTCTGTTTGTTTAGCAACTTCTGCTATATAGTTATCTAACAATTCAACGCCTTTTAGCGTTTGGTTTTGCTCAAAAGCTTTGCTTATATCGCTATTTTCATTCTGTAATTCACTATTAAATATTTCTAAAGATATTTCTTCAGCCATAGCTTTAGCAAGTGATTCTTTCCTACCTCTAATAAGTTTATTGTCAGCAATAAAATAACTTAAGAATTCTGCATCAGGCATAGATGCTACATTTGGTTTTCTTCGTGTTATTTCTGCGCCAGAAGTTCTGCCTGCATTATCTGTTCCAACAGTTTCTCTATCAATTTTTTGGCCTTTCCAATTAGATATAAACTTTCCATTAACTTGCTTTTGTACAGCACTCGGAATGGCACCCATTAACCATGTAGTGGTCATGTTTTCTAATATAGCTTTTTTATTTTTAGTAAGAAACTTTTGTATGGCATTATTTTTTACACCACCCATAGCTTTCTTTAAATCAATATCAGCCTGCTTGCCCATTTCTTTTTTAATCTCAGCAATTAAAGGCGTAACGGTTCTATTATTAGAAATTTTTTCGTTTAATTTAGATTTAAGCGTTCGTATTATTGTTAATACTTTTGAATTTATATTTGCTATAGCCTCGCTAGATAGTACATTGCTTTTTAATAAATTTTTATATTGTGGTTTTGCTTTTTGAGTAACAGGTTTATCCTCTACTACTACAGCCGCCGCTTTTTCTAATTGCTCAAATTGATTATTATCAATATTTTCTAAATAAGATTGATCACCTCTTAAAGCGTCAAGTATTCTTTTAGCAATACGACCGTTTATAAAGCCATATAAGCTACCTCTACCATCCCATTTTGTAGTTTCCTGTGCTTTATATATTCTTTCAATTACATCATCTCTAAGATCCTGTTTTACTTGTGGTCTTAAATTAAATCTATTACCAATCTGAGTATCTACCATGTTAAATAGCTCACTAGCTATTGCATTTTGGGCTGCTCCTGATTGGAAATTAGATTCTAATTCTTTAAACTTAGCTTTTGTTTTTTCAAGTTGCGCTTGAGATTTACTTAGCTTAGCTTTGCCTTTTTCTTTATCTTCAATACCGCCTAATTGTTTTCCACCAATAGCTTTTTTTGTCCAAGAATTAACAAAACCAAATACGTTTTCTGGTTTATTAAATCTAAAATACATTTCCGCATCGCCATTTGCCCTCTTCATTAAATTACTAACAAAGTTTTTAATTTCAAAAACAGTATTAAAAGAACTTCTTGGTAATATACCTAAATTAGTAAAGTCTCCGATAAGTTGTATTAGTTCATCTGCATTTACTTGGCCTGTATTAGCATCAATATACTGAGCCATTCTATCTTGAAATAATTTATAATCCTCAGTTGATATTTTTCTTTGATTAAATAAATTAGCAACCTCTTGTTTTACGCCATTTATCATAGCGTTTGCGTCTCCAACAAATTTTTCGTCTTTTATTATTCCTGCTTTGACAGTTTGGATATGACCAAGCTCATGTAAAGGCGACATCGCTGCTATTTGCCCAACTCTTAAATTACCAGTATTAATATCATTATACACAGACTCTTGGTTTGTATATATATTATTACCGATATTTAGTCCTCCCCATTGTCCGCTTTCAAAATCTTTTTTATCTTGATCATTTAAATCAGCAAACCATTTTTAATGATTTTCTTTAATAAATTTTATAGCATCTGCACTTGTGGTAAAATTTTGACTTTTTGTACCTTTATTATTTTTAATTATATTTTTAGCAAAATTAAATAACTGAGCAGAATATTGTTTGTTTACATTTAATTCGCCATCGCTATCAAATAACTTATCTGTTTCATTTTTTTGCCTTTCAAGTATAGCTTCTCTCTGAGATATTAAATCTTTATATTTAGATTTCAAATTTTTTAATTCATTTAAGGCATAACCAGAAACGTCTCCCCCGGCTCCTAACTGTGAGGCTTCGTTTTCTAAAGCTCTCATTTCTCTATTAATTTCGGTTACATTTTCAAACTCTTGAGCAGTCATATCGTTTATTTTTAATACAGCTTCTGTATTTTGTAAACCTAATTCTGTCATTAGTTCGTATTTCTTTCTCCTTGCTCTCTTTCTTTCTTCCGCAGTAAGTTTATCTCCATTTATACTATTTTGTAAACCTAATATTTCGTCTCTAAGTTTAGACTCTTCTCTTGCTTCCCTTCTAGATATTACTTCTGACTTTACAATAGAATATATATTTTGAGAAGCTTGAGGGCCGGATATAGCCATACTTGTAGCTAATGTGTTCGCAATAAAATCTTTGTCTAATCCCTCAAATATATTTTTATCTTCTTTTAGTATAGCGACATCTGATATGTTTTGGCCGATTAAAGTAAAACCTTCTTCTAGCAGTTCTATTCCTCCCCCCATTCCAACACCAGCAATTGTTCCGGTTGTTTTAGCTAATGTTCTAGCCATGCCATCACCCACTAACTTTTTAAACTGGTTAGCCCCAATAGCTCTAGAATATTTTTGAAAATTATTTATAAAATTTAATGTACCAAACCGTTCTGCTACAGCAGCTGTACCTCCGTATACTAAGCTGCTTAATGATTTTTGCCATTGAGATAAATTTAATATATCTTTTTGCTCTTGAATTTGTCTTTGTATTTCTCTTTTTTCAGAATCACCTACTGCTGTTTTTAACTCTTCATTTAAAGACAATATTATTTCATCTGCATTTCTTTGCGCTATTTCCAACCCTGACATTTGGCCTCCGGCTTCCATAACAAAAAATATACCTGTGCCAACATTCGTAGCCGCCTTTACCGATAAAATACCAGCGGAGCTTGCTCCTAATGTACCCATAGCAGTTAATATAGAGGGGGAATTTTCAACTAGCATAGTGCTTACGTAATCACCCCACCCGGCCTCTTTATCGTCCCACTCAATTCGCGAAGGCAAATAATTTTCTCTTCTTTTTTGGAGTCTTTCATTATAGTCAACAGCCGCCATTTTCATATCTTTCATGTCCCTATAAAAGCTATTCTGCATTGCCTCGTCTTCTGTTTGGCCTATAGTTGCAATATTACCAATTAATTTAAAAACAGACCCTCCCAACATAGCAGAAGTTCCTAAAAAACTTTCTTCCATTACTTGAGCAAACTGATCTCCTAATTCATAGCTTTTGCCAATTGCGCCAGCACCTATATTTAAATCATTAAGTTGTTTAGCTCTTAATGTCAAAGCGTCACTTCTTTCTTTTAATTCAGCTCTAGAGGTAGTTAAGTCTTTCCATTGGGACTGCATAGCTTCAGAGTTAGCTAAGGACAAAATGTTATTATACCTTGTTACTAATGAATTTCTAATACTTATTTCCTCTGGGGAGGAATAATTACCTGTTGAATAGTTCTTTATTTGATTTTCTAAATCAATTAATTCGTTTTCATATTTGGATCTTACTTGTGTAAAATCATTTTGTGCAGATATAAATTTTTTAGCGTCAATATTTATTGCTTCAAAATCAGTTTTTAAAGTTGCGTTTTCTCTTGCTATGATATTGTCGAACATGTTTTCATTCGCTGCAAGTGAATAAGGTTTATAAGTTCTACCTTGTAATGTTTCTTCTCTTACTAAAGTTCTACCAAATTTATTTTCAAAATCAATTTCATCTTGTTTTCTTTTGGCAACCTCTTCTCGCATAGCTGCTTTAGTCTTTGAGCTATAAGGCAGGTTCATTAACATTTTTTCCTGCTCAGTTTCAGATAAATCATTATCGTATATAAATAATTCCGAAGCTTTATTCTTAGCAGAATTTACAACTTCAGACTTGGTAGCATTATCTATTTTAGCTAAATCTATAAATTCAGCAATATTTTCTTTAGTTATTACTGTATCTCCCGCTGCTTTTAATATAGCTTGCCATTGATTGTATTTAGTTTCGCCTAGTTCATTTTTAAAATCTGTATCAATATCATTAACATATTCTGAATACCCTGATTTTCTTCCACCAGGAAGAGTTTTAAATCGCTGCTCTCTTTTAAATTTAGGTTCAAGTTTTCCAATACCATTATACTCATCAGTAAGGTTAAAGTAATTAATACCTATTTCACCCTTTAAGGTTATTTCATTTTTGCTATCAATTGTTTGAACGTATTTAATTGCATTATCTTGCGCTTTTTTTACTTCAGGGCTAAGCTTTCCCTCAACTACAACTTCTTCTAGCTCTACATTAGACGGGGAAGGTGTAATAGGTTTTGTTTTAAATTTTGCGGCATAATCATCAAAGCTGGCTGGAAATCTTTCAGTACCGGCATATTTATCTAAATATTCATCTTCATAAACTACAGCTCCGCTTTTGAATTTTATATAACGAACATTATCAATTGGCCTTGCTTCTTCAGTATTTGACGTATCCAAAGAATCTTGATCCCAATTGGATCCCGTATCTACTCCCTTTTGATTGAGCGCTTGATTGTTGTCTGGAGTCGCAGACGCACCCGTCTCCGCAACCCCGTTTTTCTTTACTGGCTTTAAACCTGCAAATTCTAAGTAAGTTTGTAAATCAGTAAACTCGACTATAGCCATATCCTGAGCAACCTGTTCTTCTGAAACAACATTACCATTTGAATCTGTATATTTTTGCATAATATTATATTTTATTTTAAATCTATATTAAACATTTCTTTTGCTAATTCTGGGCTTAAGGCTTCTGGTCTTCCATTGCTTATTAAGAAATATCTTCCATCAGCAGTTTTGCTTATTTCATATGCTCGCTGAGTTGTTGTTGCTCTTGACTTAGGTGATCTTACAATATAATTAAACTTCTTAGGTCCAGTTATAGTTGTGTCGCTGGCCCATGCATTTAATATTTCAGTGTTTTCGTTATTAGATGCAATTTGACTTGCGCTTAAATTAAAGCCCTCTGAACCTAACTCTTCTTGCTTTTTATCATACGCAGCTTTGCCAGTATTATAAGCGTCTTGTCTAGTTTTAAGTAATCTTTGTCTGACTAAATCTCTAGCTGTTGATAAATCTATAACGCCATTGTCTAGATTATTCCCAATATCCGACATAGGCGCTTCAGCGTTAAAATCGTATATAATAGATCTCAATGTATTTTCATTTTGTAAAGCATCACTTATTTGCTGACTATAAGAATCTTGGCTGTATGGATTATCAGCATTACCGTTTAATCCTGAATTGTATGCATTTTCAGAAGTTTTATTTAAACTATTTAAGAACTTAGTATCTTTTAAAAATGGCTCTTCCATATTATTGTAAGCTATTTCTTGACCATCTACATCAAAAGCAATATTACCTCCTGGTTGAATTTTAAAAGGTGCATTATATCTTTCATCACTTCTTCCATCGCCATCTTTATCTAAAAACCCATATATAGTCGCTGCTTCTTTAGTTTTTGATGGTTGATTACCATCCGAATATAATCCTTCCTGCATAGCAGAAGCATATTCAATTTTACTTTTCTTATATGCTTTAAGTTGTGCTGCTAAATTTGTAAAGCTATTGTTAACATTTTGCATTTGATCAACATATAGCATGTAATCTGGATCCGTTGTGTCATCAAACGCAGCGGCATTTTTAGCGGCTTCTGCATATATTGATCTTTGACCAAGCAAAAAACTTCTCATAGTTGCTGTTTCTTCTGGTGTAAAGCTAGTGAAGTCCATGTCGGTTTTCATGTTCCTCATGTAATTATTAACCTTAGCTTGCACGGCTTTATTCTCATCTACTCTAGCAGGCGTCTGTCTGCTAAAACTTCCTGAGTCAACAAGCCCTTGCTTAACTGCTCCAGCAACATCTAAAAATTTCTTACTTGTTAAAGCAGCACCCTGTATTAATGCGTTATTTGCCATATTATTTTAATTATTTTTTCTTACCTCAACCTTAGTAGAATTAACTTCTGGCCTGCCTATGTTAGGTTTTATTGGCATTGAGTTTTCTATTGGTTTAACCGCTCTTGGTTTCGTATAGTTGGGTTTTATAGAGCTGGGCCTACTAAAATTAGGTCTTTGATTTGTGCGAGGAATAGGGTACACGTTATAATTCCATCTCCAGTCTTGTCTATACTGATATCTAAACGCATTACGATCTATTAATTCTTCTATTCTTCTATCAAGCACCCTAAATTTAAAATCCCTAACAGGTACAGCTAATGTATCACCAGCTTCCGTTATTGTTAATATACTCTTAATTTTATAACTTGATAAATTGTATTTGCTTCCGCAAGATGTAAGTATTAACGCTAACGTTATGATTATTATTTTTTTCATAATTAAATTTTATTATATTATTTACCCCCTAGTAAATTCCCGATAAAACTTCCCTCGCCTGCTTGGTCTGCTATGCCTGGTAAACTTGGAACAACGGAACCGGCAATGCCAGCTACTCCTCCAATTATAGAACTAGTCGCTGCATCTCTGGCTGCGTTCGCTGCACTTAATCTTTGTTGGGACATACCTAACAGAGTTTCTGTTTTATCTTTTTCAGCAGCTCTAGACTCGTAAGCGCCTTGAAGCTCCTGGCTTTGTAATTGTGAGGCCATTTGTCTTTCAGCCATTTGGTTCGAAGCTTCTTGTTGTCCAATACTTGCGGATGCAGATTGTGCATTTGCAGTTTGTTGTTGGGCAAGTGATTGTGCTAGTGCAGCTATGCCAGATCCACCAGCAGCACCAGATAGCTTATCCATAGTACTCGCCATGCCAGCTTGTTGTTGTTGATTAATAAAGTCTGACTGCTGTGTGTTAACCGTTAGGTCTTCCATAGTATTTTCTTGGTTAACCGCTAGATTAGATGTGTCTAAGCCTTCCATACGTGCTTTGTTCTTATCAAATTCTCTCTGAGCTTCTCTTTGTTCTCGTTTTCTTTTACCGCTTCCTATGATCCCCCCGGCTATCCCCGCGAGACCTTGTACGGCACCTAACATTGGTATCATATGTATTGAATTGTTTTATAAGTTATTATTACGTATTATTTACTACTTTCAAATATTTCAGAACCAACTAAAAACAACTCTGCGTAATCCAAGGAATCGTTTTTTAATTGCATTTCCGCATAGTAGCCCTTTAATCCGCTTGTATTTACGTTTGCTGTTTTACTAAACAATATAAAGCTAGTAACAGTTGGTCTTGTTTGTGTGCTTAATATATTACAAACTATTGAATTAGCATTAGGTATAGCTGTTATTTCACCTATTAAAACAATATCTTTTCCATTTATATCGTTAGTGTAATATGCTGTATCTCCCACTTGAACGGAAACATTCAATGGTTGAGGAAATGTTAATGTTATAGAATCTATTGCCGCCATAAGTTTATTTATTAAGGTGTGCTGCAGCTAGAGCATTGACTATAAGGCCCGTTGCCGCCGTTACCAGCTTCATCAATTTTGTAATTTGAGGGTGTTGATGATTGCGCTAAAATTTCTGCACAAATGATTGATCCATTTGCAGAAGATTTAATCCAAACAACATCTCCAACAGAATAGTTATATTGCAATACTATTGAAGAACCACCGTTAAAACCGCTAACAGGGTCTAAGTAATATAAAGCAACTTGCCCGCACGCTTGAGCTCTCCAAGATGTAAAACAAGATGGGCAATTCTGGCTAAGCTCCAATGTTCCACCAGAAGCTGTTGTTAATTGTCTATATGTTGCCATATTAATTTATATTAAGGTGTTGTACAAGTGCCAGCGTCATTACTGTAATATCCTGCTGCTGCTATTGTTGTTAGAGCCGCGTCAGAATAAAGCAATGTTGCTGTAGCGAAAGTAGCACCTGCTGCCACATACACTGTAGCTGTAGTAGATGTGCCACAACACACTGTGTTTGCTGTAGTAGCATAACACAAGATTAATTGAGTTGAGCAAGTTGGGCATGTCTGCGACGAGCCTAATGTTCCTCCTGTTTGTTGTCTGTAATTTGCCATGTTTATTTATTGTTTATAAAATCCATCAGCCGCAGGGTTACCTGAAGCGTCCAGTACTGATGTTGCTGTTAAAAATGTTTGTCCACTTGCCACAAAGTAGGTTCCGCTTGATACTGAGCAGCAAGCCGCATTAGCTGTTGAACCAAAACTTAGTTGAACCGGAACTAAAGCACCTTGTATATGCTTATCTAAATCTAAAATACTTAACAAACTGGGTGTGCCTGTTCCGTATATTGTAACGTCAAGTACAGCGGTTAATGTTTTAGTTGCTGGTACGTTGTCTATTGTTATTGCTTGTGAGTTTACATTAAATTCATAATTAGGAAACACAGAAGCTTGATTTGTCCAATTTTGAACATTTATAGGATTAGAAATAACAAAGTTGGCAGTGGATGTGGCTGCTACTGTATATGTAAAATCCTGATTGAATGTTTCGTTACCTGGAATAAAAGTATTAGAATCAGAAACACCAACAGTTACGTTTGAATTTGTACTTGTAAACCCAAAAGATAAAGATGTATCTATATATTGATTAACTACAATTGTTGATGATTGCCCGTTTGGTGTATTAAATGTGCTGGATAAATTACCGGTTAAGACAAAAGTATATGTTTGATTTATAGTAGTTGACGGAAATATGACGTTAACTAAAGCTTGCCCAGTTGAATCTATTGTACCGGAGGTATTAACTATGTTAGTGTTGCCCGGTGTCGCTGTGCAAACTAAAGCCCAATTAGCCCCAGTTATTCCATTGATTGTAAATGTTCTAGTTGCTCCACCAACATTAACATTACTAGTATTAAAAACCCAAGATTGTATTTCAACCGGAGGGCTATATATATCAATAGCGTTAGCCGTTAAACAAAATTCATCTCCGGTAACATTGTTGACTGGAAAAGTATAAGTCACAGTAAACACTATACTTATTAATTGATTACTGCTATTGTATGTTTTAGAACTAGTAATAGAGTAATTATTTATATTACCTATTGTCAATGCTAATATAGGTTCTACCTCAAAATAGTAACCCGTGCTTGCTATAACACTTTGCGTTAATACTGTTGCCGTTGTATTAAATTCCCCTGACCCACTATAGTTAGCTGGTAACTGTCCTGCTTTTGGAAAAGATATATTAGATGTGCCGCAAGCTTTTATTGCACCTGCTAAAGTTACAGGTGTTTGCTCAGCGTATCCCGAAGCGCATATATCAATCAACACGTCATTTGCTGGCATTACACTTGGTGAAATATAATTAACAACACAATTTATATTAGCCCCGTCTTGCGAAAAAGTAACGCTACTGACATAACTAGGTAATGGTGTTGTGGCTGAAAAATTACTAGCAGTTACAGTATACCCAGGATCTGGTGTTATTAAAAGTACAACAGATGGATTATCTTGCGTCCAATCAACCCCAACTACCTCTGGAAAACTTACTATAGTTACTGAAAAGTTATTTATATTTATTGATGCCATGCTTATATTATTTCTCCTGTTAATACGTTTATGGTTACCGCACTATTGTTTGGTTGTCTTTGTGAATATATTTCAACACCAGATTTAAATACCTGTAAGTAAACCCCATCCCCATGCGTATTCAATACTCCACCCGCATTAAATGTATCCGCTATTAATCCAAAAGAAACAATCTCAGGATTTGGCCCTGTTGTATTAGCAACTATATTATTAGCAGTCGCTTGATCTATAGTTATTAAATTATACCTATCTTTAATACTGAATGAATCTGTGCTTAATATGTATTTTTGATAAGGTGCAGATGAGCGTAATTCTGTGCTTGTAACTCCTTGAGCTACTGCCGAAGGAATTGTCGCTGCTCCTTGAACATCACCCGTTGGGCTATCAGCAAAACCATTTGCGTCTAAAGTATATGTGTCATATAATCCCGTAACACCTAAATTATTACCTACATACGCTCTAGCGATATCTGTAGTATTACCAACTATCCTGTATGTACCTCTATTACAAGCATGATTAGCTGAAACAGTATTTGCCATCGCGGTTACCTGACCTGTTACTGGGTCTGTATAACTTCTAGCAATTTGAGATCCTCTTGTTGTAACTAAAAATTCTAAGTCTAATAAAGCCGCCTCAATCGTGTTTCCAGTTACTTGTTGAGTACCTGTGTTGCCGTCAGGATCAACTACAGTCATTGTGAAGTCAATAGCCCCCGCTCCTCCTGAAACCGTGCTTGAAGGTATATACCAATTTCCACTACCATCATTCAATGGAGCAGGTTGATTCATCCAAGATGGCATATTAGTTTGCGGTAGAGCTATGAATAATTGTGATGGTGTGTGGTCGGGATCATCAATACCTATAGGATTATATGTCCAAACATCACCATCAACCAATCCTGTTAAAGCTGGATGATTTGTTGTAAAGTAAGGATTTTCTGCTACGGGTAAAATATTTATAGATATAGTTGCCGGGTCACTACAAACTCCTGCACAACAAACCTCTACTGTAAACGATCCAGCGTCACCATAAAAGTTTAAACTAGGATTGAAAGTGAATGAGCCGCTGCTCTGTAAAACCAGTGTTCCGCTGTTTGTTGCATCATTTATTAAATTAAATGTAGCACCAGTAGCACAAGTATTTGTATCAGCTATTTGGAATGTCCCTAATGTATCTTCAATTCCAGTAAAAGATTGATCATTGAGTAATGGGGGTATGGTTGCTGTAAAGCAAGCATCATCTAAGGATGTTGTTACAGTAAAACTAGTAGGAGTAACATCCCCTGTAATAGAATTAGCTCGCCCTATACCTTGTACATTGAATTCGTGGGAATCTACATTATTATCACAGTTTGTATTAAAAAATGTGTCTAGACCCTTTATGTAATTAAAATACTTACCCTCTTTGTCTACAAATTCTTTAACTTGCCCTTCTTGTAGGTCTGTAATAATAGAATTAGTATACCAACCTTTTGTTGAAGAAAAATCATTAGGTGTTAATTGTTGTGCTTGTACTTGGGCTAATGAATAAGTTTTTTGACTTGGAAGTACTTTATAAATATATTCTTTAGAATTAGTTCCGCTATAATTTAATGTTTTAAACCCTTTAACTGAAGCTGGGTTTTCGTTAAATATAACATTGAATGAACTTTCATAGTAATCACCTAAAGTTTCATCACTAGGTCCTATATTATAAAAGTTATTGTGCGAAGTATTAGTGTTATGCTCCCACAGTCTGCCGTCTTTAAATGTATAATACTTACTATTTAAAAATACACTAGCCTCCGGTATATATGTTTTTCTAGAAGTCCAACCGTTAACTGGCGCTTCTTTAAAAGATATAGTTGTACTAGTTGTAGGTTTTGTGTTTAAAAATTGATTACAAGTGAGATCTGGGTTTGTTCTATCAAACTCACCAGCACCTAAAGTTTGTTGCCAATACGGAGAAAGCGTTGAAAGCGAAACATCATAGTTCCTTCTGTCTGCATCCCATCCACCAATAATTTTATTATTTAACTTTAAATTGTCCGCAAAAAAGCCATGCATCCCATAATCAGATATCTCAGTTATTCCGTCTGCAGATAATCTTATTACAGTACCTCTATTTGCATCAGTATAATACATTCTAAAACCAAACTCTGCAAAAGATTCTGGATTAGTTGCAATACCAAATTCTCCAGAAAAAGTTATAGTTTGCCCTAGTACAGCTTGATTAGATGTAACATTTGCACTGCCATCAGCGTTAAATAAAGCATCCTTATTAGCTAGGATCTTCATGGACTTATTTTCACATAAAGTAACTAAGTTGGTGTCTCTAGAGAATAGTTTTTGTATGCTGCCGTATTCAGGATTAACGTCTTTAGTTATAGATTCAGCTTGTATAAATTGGTTTAAACCATTAACACCAGATGTTGAATTGTATATTTGAGAAAATATTAACCCATTACCCCTATGCTCTTCATTATACGGCTCATCTAATGTAGCCGAAGCTTTAACACCGTTTTCAATAACAGGCTGATTAAAGTCATCTCTTATACGATCCGACTCTACACCATTTGCAAAAGAATAACAGTTAAAAAAGTTTAATGTATGCTCAACACCATGCTGTGTCGCTGTTTCATACGAGCCTGGTACTTCGTAATATATATCAAGTTCGGCTGCTTCTTTTGGTTCTGTTTCAAATATAGCTGGATTAGCCGAAGTAAAACCTTTGTCTTCTGGGTTTAAAGTTAAAAACTCAATACCAACATAATTGCTGTTATTAGAACAAGTATAGCTTGTTAAACCGCCGTCAACTACTGGGTCCCATTGTAACCCACCTGTTCCTTCAACTGGTTTTATAGTAAGTTTATATCTTCTTAAAGTATTTAAGCTGTCACCATACATTGTGTTACTACTATTGCAAGCGTATGTTCTGATCACTGGGTGTTGATCTATAGCTGTAATTCTGTATATAGTGCCATTAGGATCACCATTTTCCTGTTGACTGCTTAAACTACCGCCCGCATCTATAAATCGAAATAAAGAACCAACGGAATTTAGAGCATCGTGCAAAGCAGGATATTTAACCTCCATAGATCGACCACCCCCGTAAGCGCCCGCTCCGGTCCAACTAATTTCAATAGTGCCTTCTGTTGCGCCTAACGTTGTTCCTTGTCCTTTTCTAGCGCAGTCAGTTTTTACTCTATCAATAAAAAGCCTACTGTCATTTCCTTGTGCATCATCGCACAGCCAATTATGGGAACTACGATGCCAATCCCTTCTCCTATCTTTAGTAGCATCTAAATAATAACAAAACCCTAAAGCTTTTCTTATATATTGATCATCAGTAGCTCTTGCCGCTAATATATTTTCAGTAAGCACTACATCCTGATTCACTTTAACAAAAAATCTACCTGTAAATTCCGGCTTATTTTGAATTTCAATTTCAGCTATTTCTAATTGTAATCCGTCTACAGCGTATGTCCAGCCATAAGGATCTGTTGACGTGAAGTTCATATCCGCTCCAAAAACTGAAGAAGAAGTTAATGTATATTTCTCGCCGCTAATATTAATTTTACCAATAGATCCTATTTTGTACCAATTACTAATATTAAAGCCATCTGTAATTCTCATAACTAAACCAGAAGTTGAAGCAGTCTCTACGCCAAATGTTTGTTCAAAACCTGGGTGATCAGAATTATTATCTGAAGCATCTACAGCAATCTCAACACCTCCTTCTATAGGGAAATAACCATTAGGAAATAATAATTGGGAGTTGCCATCGGATCTTGTCATAGCACCTTTTGATAACTTTGTTTCCTTTAGATACTGAGGTGCTTCATTTTCAATAGCTATAATTTTATATCTAGCTTTTTCTGTTACAGGTTCATCGCTGTCATGCTCTTTTTTGAGTATAATAAAAGTTTCTTCATCTACCTTATTTCTTTCTGCTGAAGGAAAAGATAACCAAACATTCCCATCTTCTGCGTCATAGTATCGATCTAAACATAGGTTATAGTATTCTTGGGATGTTTCTTTTATGTAATACTTAAAATTAGGAAATTGTGTTTGCTGATCGTAGTAGGGAATAGCGCTTGCAATTCTCGCTTTAATTTTATTTGATTTTTGTGCGTCCGGCTTTTCAATAACAGCAGTCGCTTCTTTACTTGTAAATACCGGAGTTGTTCTACCGTATTTATCCATGTACGCAACCCCTACTTGATAAGTTCTAATAGATTTAACAGATTCAGCTACTGTGCTATTCCCAATCGTTACGCTTGAAATTGGCGCACCATCTGGGCTTAATATGTCCAAAGAGTCTGTAGCTACATCAATAATTGTTTGTGTAGGATTGCCTAATGAATCAATTAAATTAAAATTCTGTGTATAATTTCCGTATATTAATCTATTGGCTGATATTTCTTGAGCTAGCGCTGTTCTAGGCACATTATCATATGGCCTTAGCAATTGGTTAGCGTTTACAACCGAAGTTATAATTTCTGTTTTAATATTGAAAGAGTTGGAAAGCCACTCGTCATCTGTGTTAGTGAAAGAATCAACAACGTAAACATTAGCATTGTTGGTGGCTTTATATAATATGTCTACCTCAACTACATCAATGGGTACATTGGATGGTATAAAATTAGATATCGTTAGCTGTCTAATATTATTAACCATTGCTAAATTATAGCCTTCTTGAGGGGAGTAATTAAAATCTCCAGGTATAAAAGCAGGATTACTAAAAGGCGAGAAAGCAGAAATTTCATTATTCTCGTACTTGTATCTATAACCAAATCTAGCGAACCTCATCTCAAAAAATGGAGTTTCTTGCTCTAATACTACGTCATATAATTTAGGAAGTGTTGTTTGATTTTCTATACCAACCCCAACAGAATTAACAATTACTACAGCACCTGTTTGATTTTGCCCACTGCCTATTATGGATTGAACAGTACATCGCGAGATTGCATCGTTGTCCAAGGGATCATTTTCTGACCACGAAAAAAGCAAGACGTCGTCAACTTTAAAATAAGGTGGTGTATTTCCAAGCCAAGTAAGTGTTTGTGGTCCGCTTTCGCTGTTCAGCGGAACAACTTCACCGTCAATAGTTTCTGCAAAAGAAAATAATGTTTGAGTTTCTACAGTTGCAATTTCAGGCGGGTTTGTACCGTCTATAGTTCTATCTGTAGAATATGCTTCTATAGTTGGCGGCTGTAACGGATATTTTTTTATTACAATTAAATTAGATTATATAAAATCTCTAACGTATATTTTGGAATGAGTTAAAAAGTTTACTTGAGGAACCCAGTCTTTTATAATTATTTTTTTAGGTTCAGTTTGATTATCTGTCCATATTAACATACCATCAAGCACATTAACACCTGTTATTAAATAGTCTTTACTAAACTTTAAAATATTTTGTGTATCTACAACTAACGGCAAAGTAACCGTTGTTACAGAATTATAAGAAGCAATAACACTAATATTATCTGAAGCTATGAACCAATATATTTCATCTGAATTTTCATCAGACACAGCACCAATACAAATTGGATTACTCAAATCACTTATATAATCACTAGTCCACGAAGTAAGCTTACCTGTAGTTTCATTTAAGTATTTAGATTTCTTTTCTCTATTACCTTTTATATTTTGAAACGAACCAACCTGTGAGTTATCAGAGGAAGCTATCTCTAAATTTAAAGCATCGCGATATTCACCGTTAGGAACTAATCTCTCATCGAGATCTTTATTCATTTTCCCATTGGTAAATGTATGTATTAGTTCTGCCATTCAGTTTTACGATTTAATCCATTTGGATTGATTTCTCATTACTTGTGCTATTAGATCTGATTTTAATTCTGATAAACGAATTTTAGCATTTCTTCTAGCTGCCACCATTTCTTTTTTAAACCTTTGGATAGCGTATTCTTGCGTGTTGGCTCTTACTGATAATATAGCGTGGGCTATGTATTTATATATTGCATCAATAGCAAATTTATGCACAGTCATATCTTCTTCACTACCTAATCCATCACTTATATATTTTAAAGTTACGATTTTTCCAACTAAATTTGAGCTGAATCTTATCATGCCTTTCTTTTGGTCTATATAAAATACACCATTTGATTGTGTTTGTTCTGGGTTTATTCCATATCTTCCGCCGTAAGCATAAAGATTTAATAAATCTGGATTATTTTGCCAAGCATTCCATCCATTCTCAGAGTCACCCAAGGGGTATCTACTATTTTCTTGCCATCTTCTTAAGGTTTCAGACGGCTGTGGGTATGCAACCTCACCGTTTTCATCAAATATATATTCATAATTACCGTCTTGCGCATAAGGCAATGGATTACTAGTTAGATCTGTTCTGTATATTATTCTTTCAATACCTTTATTATCTACCCAAGATAATTTAGTATAGTTAACATAATCCTGAGGCATAACCATATATAAGCCAGGAGGACACTCGATTTCCACAGACTTTTCTTGTGGCAAAGTATCAAAACTAAATTCTTGTATAGCTTGTTGAGCATGGAATGCAACATCTGTTCTTTTAACTTTTGTAATTATTTTTTCTTGACCAACATAAATAACCATAAAATTATTTATAATATCTGATATGCTTACAAATTGATAGCCACCATAGTTTTCGTCATTACTGTCCCAAACACCGTCTGGTCCTAAATAATATTCTTCCTGTGTTTTATTTATTAATGCCATCTATTATTGTTTTTCTTGTTGTGTAGTTTGTGCCTCTATGCTATTAGCTACTTGGTATATTTCTATTTGCTTAGTTGATAATCCTGCAAAAGCTAATATTTTAATAACTAGTTCAGTTTCTTCAGATTCGTGTAATTCAAAGTTAACAGCAGTAGTGGCATCATATAAAGCTTCTCCATATACCATTTGATATCCCCACGCTGCCTCTGACGGCACTTTTATATAATTACATGTTACACCAGTAGTTAACTCCCCAGCTGAGCCGTATACTTTATAGCCAGCATCGCTAGCCACAAAAACAGGTCTTGCGTTAGTAGGTTTTAAATACTCGGATTGATTAATCATTAAGTATTCATTGTAGTTTGTACGTTCCGCCTCAACAAGAGTCGTTGTATTTACTACAGTATTTGGTGTTGGATATAATGAAAGGGAGGATACTATGTTTGCATAAACAATAGTACCTAATCTATATAGATCAGCAGGCGCTGTCCAATAGTTTTGAGCACTATAAGTCATAGGCCCATTTTTTTCGAATATGTTAATCTTTTCATTAAGGATGTTAAGCATATCGGAAAACTCGGTATCATTACCAGGCACTCTTCCAAACTGATTAATATCATAAAAGTATTGTTCGAATATATCTAGTTGAGCTTGATTAGCAAATAGATTAAATTCCTGAGGAGTAACATACCCTCTTTGCTCTTTATTAAGTATTGCTAATACTCTTTGATATACAGTATCTACGCTTACAGCCATAATTTATTTTTTATTATTATAATAATAGGCCACCGTTTAGTAGCCTATTACTATAAGGTGACTATTAAAGTCTTTTTTCAATTGCTTTGTATATTTCCATACCCTCATCTGTTTTAAAGAATGCTGATAGAGCTGAATAAGGATGCTCATCAAATGGTACAGTCATTACTTTTCGACCATTTCCACCGTAAGTGAATGTTCTTTGGTCTTGTGATAAATTTAATATTCCTGCTTCAACAGCTTTAATACCAAAGTTTCTTAACTGAGTATTGTCGTCTGTTGCTAATTCAAGGAATAGTTGAGGATTTTTTCTAGCAAATATTAATACATCTCTTTTTAATTCAGACGATGACAATGTATTTACTTGTTCTCCAACTTCTACACGCAATATAGCTTCAGCATCTTCTAAGGATAATCCTTTAGCCATATTTAATGCTTGTAATTCAAACTCAATCCATTCCACTTCATTAGTGGCAACTTGTTGAGGTTTATATTCTTTATATATTAAACCCAAATCTGGGTGATATAATGATAGTAATTTTTGTAATGCAACGTCTTCTTTTCCCACTGATAACTTACCATTTCTAAAAATGATTCTCCCCATTATAACTTGACCTTTTTGTTCGTCAACAAATGGTGATCTTTGGTTAGTTGCGTATCTTAATTCTCTTTGATACCCTTTTTCTTCATCAAACCAAAGTAGTGATTTAACTCTTGAATGTGCTGTTGCTATAGAATACACTAAAGGTTCTTTACCTGTAGCTAATTCATATAATCTATCTTTAATTACCCAAGTATCTTTTTTTACTTCAGGTATTTTTACTTTTTGAGGTGCAACCTCAATAGCTTCTGCTTGTGCTTTTTTAGCCATGATATAATATAATATAAATGTTAATAAGAGTAATAATTACCCCCGTAAATTCAACGAGGGTAACCACTACTTGATAGTCAGCCTAAGCTTTTAATAATACGAAGTTGTTCGCTGCTTGAGTACACATTGTTCTTTCTGATAAGAAATGCACATTCATAACATCCGTGTCGCTTGTATAGTTTCCGCCAACTGAACCAGTCACCCAAGATTTTAATCTTCTGTCATCAGCTTCAGAAGCTCTGTATCTGATGTGTAAGAAAGGTCTTGAAATGTTTTGTCCTAATTGTTGGTCGTAAACTGTAGAAGTTCCAGCCGGTACAATAACACCTTTAATATCGTTAATTAATCCACGAGTTGTAGAATCATTTAAATATTTCCAGTCTGTTTTGTAGAAATCGTAAGCTCCTCTTCTGAATCCAGAGAATCCAAGGTTTAGTGCCATATCTTCAGAGTTGTCAAATACACCGTAAGATGTACCTCCAGCTCCGAAAGAATTTTGAGCAGCTAGCATGTCGTCAATACCTAGAGACGTAGCTCTATCTAAAAACATCATGTTCTCCTCAATAGCTCCCTGCTTGTCTAGCTCCTGTAAGATTTGATCAAATGCATCAATTCCTGTTCCTGCACCTACTGTTGCAAAATCAGTTCCTGACCATACTAATCCTCTTTCTTCTAGTGTAGAGAATAATCCTTGCATACCTGAAAGTGTAGCTCCTGCTGCATTCGTAAATGGAGTAGCTGCATTTTCTGCTTCAACCATACTCATTTCTAAGTAGTCTTCGAATCTAATTCTTGACTCATGCTCAGATTTTAAGTACCATAAGTATCCACCAGTTCCTATTTCAGTAGTAACTTCAACCCATCCAATTTGAGCAACGTCTGAACCGTTAACCTCATACTTGTCTCTTAAGATGATTGGTTTGTTACTGAAAGTTGTAAAAGATGCATCAACTGAATTACCAGCTAATGAAGATCCTTTTCCATATTCAGAACCAAATACGAATAAGCTTAAGTTACCGTTACCATTTGTTGCTCCTTGTAAAGCCACTGTAAGGTTTCTGTTTGCGTTATCGTATACTTCAATAGCGTAAGTCTGAACACCACCTGCTAAAGCCCCTACAGACTTAACAAATGCTTTGTTAGTTACATTACCTTTAGCAATAACGATAGTCATACCAGGTCCTAATAATGGAACTTTTCCGTCTGCTCCTGGAGAAGGTAAACCGATAGTTTGAGTACCAGCTGCTCCTGCAGGCGCGTTAGATACTCCCGTATCGTAAGCTATGTGTAATCTTCCTTGTTCTGACCAAACTACTTGATCTGATGCCATAGGCATCTCTGCTCCTACCATTCTTAAGAATCCAGTGATAGTACGGTTACCGTATCTCTCTACTTCTTTCTCGTAAACTTCAGGTAAAAATTGTTGAGTCCAGCTCATATCTGCTAAAGATAAATAGTTATCTCCAAACAGCCCCTTTACTGGTCTCGGTGTAAGGTGGTTTAAATTTGCCAACGTTGCTGGCGCTACATCAAATGCCATAATAAATTATTTTAAATGTTTAAAAGTTTTAATTCGTAATTTTGAATCGGCACTTCCTGAATCGACTGATCTAACTGTAAACCCGTTGGCAGTTTTAACTTCTTGATGAACGCCTCTCGCGCCCATCTGTACGTTTTTACTTTTTGCCATACTATCTTTCATAGCGTCGGCTTTGCCTTGCTCATAAAAGTGATTTGCAATTGAGTCCGCATTCATAGCTGTGAATAATCCTTTGTGATAACCTTTGGCATCTGACATTTCGTTTTTTTCATTCAAGAACTTCTTGACAAAATTGTTAATATCGCTTTGGTTTTCTTTAACGGAATTAGCGTCTTTAACTTTAAAACGGTATTTTTTGTCTCCAACTTGATAATCAAAACCTTTGAAATCATTACCGAAAACATTACTCGTTTTATTTAAAAACACTTCTGTTTGCTTCTCAGCTACTCGAGTTGCCTCTTCATTTTCTTTTGTATAGCGATTGAAAAAATCTACCGCTTTTTGTTGCTCAGGCGCTAATTTAGAACCCGATTTTATTTCTTTATAATATTTAGACTTTAAGCCGTCTAAATGGTTTTTAGCTTTAGCTAATTCTTCTCTTTGTGATATCTTCTTACGTCTTATTTCTCTTTCATCATCAACTTCTTCGTCATAAGAAAATTTATCTTCCATAAGAAAATCAATGTCTTCTTTATCTAAATGAGGTCTAGTGTTTTCATAATACTCTCTTAGTAATTGATTCTCATTTAAAGAGCTATAGTCTTGATTAAGCTTTACATAATCCTCTAAACTTCCTCCGGTTTCTTGCATAAACTCTACAACTTTCTGTATGTTTTCTGGCAAAGGTTCCGCGGTGTCTTGTGATTGCTGAACAGCTTGTTCTATTTCTTCTTTTAACTCTTCTGTTTTTTCTTCAACCTCTTCGTCTGTTATTTCTTCAAGAACGGATTCTTCAGCTTGAACGGGCTCTGGTTGTTGTGGTACTTCTTTTTCCACTTCTTGTACAGGTTCGGCTTGTTGATCTGAAGCCACGTCTGTTGTTTCTTGCTCTGTATTGGCATCTTCTTGTGGTTTATTAAGTTGAGTTAAATCTAATTTAATACCGCCACTGTCTTCATCGATTGAAACCGGAGAATCCATTTTTGGTTGGGGTTCAGCTTTAACTTCCTCAGGAGCTTCTTTAACTTGTTCAGCTACTGGTTCTTTTTTTTCAGGGGCTTTAATCTTAAAGCTACCTTCTGTTTTAATTTCTGACATGATAAAATATTATATAATTGTTATTATTATTATTACCTAGGATCAAAAGCACCTAAGCCAAATCCACCACCCATTGTGTCATTTCCTCCTGATTCGAAGTTAGTTGGTGGTGTATCGTTTTTTCTTTGTGCAATCATTTCACTTTGCTGTGTACCTTGTATTCTTGTACGTTGATCTTTTCGATCTTCTATTTCTTTTTCTTTGTCTTTAGCGTTCTGCACTTCCATACCTTTAAGTTGCATGTTATATTGAAACTCCAAAGCCATTAATTCTTTTTTAGCACCAACTTCAACACCTATTCTTTGCTCTTCAATTTGGCCCTTTAATTGCTCTAATTGAGATTTAGTTTGAAATAATGCTTGATCTTTTTGTATTTCAGCCTGCGCTGCTACTTGTTGGGCTTGTGCGTTTGCTTGAGCTTGGGCCTGTATATTTGCTTGCTGTTCTTGCTGTAATCTTTCTTGACGTTTCTTTTGCCTAACTTTCAATAATTGATTAGCCAGTTTTATATTCTTAACCTCTCTTATATCTATGGCATCAGATAAATCAATTAACCCAGCTGATAATGCTTGTTGTACATTGTTTTCTAAAAGCTGTTGCTCTTCTTCATCAGGTGTTAATTCTAAGAATATACCAAAATCGTGTAAGTGCAAATCTTTTAATTCATCTAAAGTAGCTACATTAAACCCACCTATTTTTTGAATGAATGATTCTTTTGCTGGATGGTATTCAAGTATATCAGATATTCTTAAAGATAAACATTCCGCTGTTTCTCTTGTTAAATATAAACCTGCATCAAGTATATGTCTTGTCGCCGTGTTACTATTAGCTGCTGCTAATTTTTGAACACCCACTAAAGCTCTTGAATCTGGTGTACTGCCATCTCTTGCTTCATTTAATCCGGTTACATCTCTTATCATTTGTAAATAATAATTGTAAGTAGATATAAGCGTTTGCAGCTTTTGGCCTCCGCTTCCGGTTTGAACTTCTTGTATTGGCACTTTGCCAGGGTTCATATCGCCCTCTTGTGTAAATGATCTACCTATTATAGATCCTGTTTGGAAAAACATATTAAGTGCTTCCTGGGGATTATAATTTGTGCCATTACCTAAATCAACTTCATTTATACCATCAGCATCTAAATAAACACCGTCTGGTATCATTCTTTGTAATACTTGTTGTAATTTTAAATGTGTTAATTGTATCATATCAGCAAAAGCAGTACAACGACTTACTATTGATTCTATTCTACCTTGATACATTCTAGGAGCTGTTATAGCGTAATTCATTTTAACTTTTGAACTATCACTTTTTGGTCGCATCATATTCTTAGCCATCTCCCATTTAAGTAATATATCAGTTCCCAATACCATTACACCTTCATATAAGACTTCAAGTGACCTGGACATTTTACCAAATTGCTCCTCGTACATTTCAATAGGTGGATTGAATTGATCATCTCTTACTATTATTTTTGATGCACCTGTTGCAGTCTCTTTTACTTTATAAACTTCATTCATGTAAGTTTTATAATTAAAGTAAAGTATCTGAACTATGTTTTGATCTCTATTATTATTGTTTGTATTACTTATGTTATTATTCCAAACTCCATAATTTTGTGATCCCTGCGATTGTATCTGGTCCATCTGCTCTTCAGACAGGTCCGGAAACTGCTTTTTAAGCTCGTTTAAGGGCACGAATTTAACTTCACCTGCATAATATATGTCTTGAAAATATGGGTCTTCTGTGTAAGAATAAATTAAATAAGCTGGATCAACATATTCTACTGTTACACCTTCAGCTTCTGTAAAATTATTTTTAACTGCACCAATACCAAGTGTTGTTATATCGTAATAATATCTTTTCTTTGTTAAGTCATATCTATTTTCATCAAACATAACATTCAAAGCCTCTTCTTCTGCTATTTCAATTCCCTGCTTATAGCTTAATTGCATATGCAAATCTAACTCCTCTTCAGAATCTGGTAATTTATCTGGATTGTTTTCAAATAAGTTTATACCAAAATTTTCCTGTGCAAATACGTTCAACTCTTCTGTTTGTAAATCTCTTATAATAGATTCCATATACCTAGTTCTTTTACTAACTCCGTATGGATCTTGAGAATAAGCCGTAAGATCAAATGATCTATCTGATATACCGTTTACAACAATATCAACAAATTTTGACAATATTGGTACTGGTTTCCAATCTAAATTAAGATAAGATAAATCGCCATTAATAGACATTTCATCTTTGTATTTTTGTATAGGCTGTTCACCTCTTGCATATAGCCTTAAGCTATGGAATGTGTTTTGATTGCTTCTGAATCTAGTTACACCAGAGTTGTTCGAGAACCACTCATTTTGAATTGCTCTTCCAACTTGGAGTCCGTAGTCTCGCGACATCTTCTCAGAGTCACTTGCAACTTGACTTGGGAAAAAACTATTTACTACTCCTGCCATATTACTATTTTATTATTTTTGATGTTGATCCTTCGATTTGATATTTAGCAAATCTTATATTAATTGGTGCTCTTTCCATTCTGATATTTGGTCTATATAAATCTTTATGACAAGCCATAATAGCAAGTCCTGAGCTAATAGCGGCATCAAATTTTGTTCTGTTATTTATATCGAATTTGGCCCAGTCTTGTAATGTTTCATTAAAATACATTGTTCCATATTCGTTTTGATCGTTCAAACCTACGTGCTTATCTATATACATTTCAATAGCAGCAGCATGAGCTTGCTTAATGTCTTCGCTTGAATTAGGTATTCCACCTATTTCTCTTTCAGTTACAGATAGCTTGTTCCACAGTTTATCAGGACGATTCATTGAGTAACCTCTATAACCTCTTCTTTTAAAATAATATAAAAGCCTTGGTTTGTTATTTTCACAAAGAAGCGGCATACCATAAAATACACAAGCCATCAATACGTCTTCAAAAAATATTTCAGCTGTTTGAGGCCTTGCCACATATTCTAAAAAAAATGTGCTTGGTGGAGCATCTTCCATGCTAAACTTAGTTAAGCCGTGTAAGGCACCTTTAGATCCTCTACCATCAGTTGTTCCTGATATATCATAGCTATCACAACCAAAAGCACCCATATGCTCATTACCAGGCCATTTAATACCATTCTTTGATATCTGCCTATTTTGTATATCGTAGTTAGGTATCCAGCTTATTAAAAATCTTCCATTTGGATTTGGTGAAAAAATTACTTTTGAATCTTTAATACCATTTTCCCATTGGAAACTTCCTTTTGTTAAAACATTACTGTTACCCAAGTCTTCGTTATAATCTATTTGCTCGTATATTTTAGCTAAGTTAAATATACTGTTTTTAGTTTCATCTCTGAACGCATGCTCTTCTGTTCTTGGAAACTGTCTATAAAATTCGTTTAAAGCATCTTGATCACCCTTTAAACCTTCAACTTCATTGTTCCAATGCTCTATTACGCCTTGATCTATTTCGTCCCCATGAGGCCCGACAGTTTTGTCTTTTGGTGTGTTGAATACAGGTAACCCATAAGAATCAATGAATCCCTCGTAGTTCCATTCCATAGGTATGAACAAACTATATAATCCCGAGCGAGTCTGTCCATTGGCGTTTCTTTTTGTAACATCTGAACTATTATATAATTTTTTAAAATTGTCCCCCCCTTTATCTAAAGCATTTGATGTTGATCCCATCATACACTTACCGATAATTCTAGATCCTAACCTTAATGTTGTTTTAGTAACCCTCCAATTGTTGAGGATATTATTTGGTCTTTCCCATTTACCGCTCTCATCGTGGACGAGTAGCTTAAGTTTTTCTCCGTCATAAGCATTGTCTCCTGTATTCTTCCAATCGATGGTTGTGTCCAGGCCAGCAAGTATTTCTCTGGATTCGTTGTTATCAAGTTTTCTTCTTGTAAATTTAGATGCGGGTACACGATAGGCAAGTTCAGTTTTTGGTCTGTCCATACCATCTTGTATTGGTTTAAAGAAAAACGGAAAGTTAACACTGATGGGCACAACCTTGTCGGTAAACATTTTTTTTGCATCAGAACCAGACTTGGATAATATACCGAATCTTGAGTCACTTGATATCGTAGCCATGTTAACCGTTTCCCCTGAGGCCATAAATGAGAACCCGCTACGTCTGTTTTTAAGGTAGGCCATACCGTAGCATCTTCTATCTGCTTTGCAAGCTTCCCAGAATATATAGAATAATCTGTTTGACTCTCTAAAATCTGGCTGCCCAACATCAATCTTGGACCACTGCAAGTACATAAAGTGAGTACCAGTAATGTAAGTATCCACACCCTTATTATTGAACCAGTGACCGTATTCTCTTTTATTGAAATTTTCATCTATATATTTCCCCCAAGTTTTTTTAAATCCTTCAGGATAATCCCTCCAATCAAAAATACTTTTAATACCTTTTAATTGTTTAGGATATTCTTCAGGTGTCCATTTATCTGTAGCTTTACTAATTTTGCCAGGTGACTTGGGTAATGCTATTTTAAGATTTTGTATCTTATATACTTCACCTATTTGTCCTGTTTTACTTATAACAACTACATCGTGTTCTTTATTATAACCGTATTCCCATTTTTTGCCTTTATTTAATCTAGATAAAGTAGTGCGCTTTATAGGTTCTATAATTTCGTATAAAGTTTGCTTATACATTACTTAGATCTTTTTTCAGCAAACCCACCGAATGAAGTTGTTTCAACTTCTTTTTTAGGCTTATTATCTAATATTCTTTCTTCTTCCTCAATGCGGTTAAGTATTTCGAAAGCATCAAAAATTGCAAGCTTTTTAGTAGCTGCAGCATTTTTTAATCTATCAGCGGATATATCATCATCTGAATCAACAATATCTTCTTTAGCTACTTTAATAAGTTCCTCAACTGCTCTGTGCCCAGCCTGGATTATACTCTTCTTCGTTTCCTTGATGTTCATATTTGATTGTAATTGAATTGACGGGTACTCGGTATAACCTCTGCCCTTCTATTATAAATTCATATTCTGAATTCGGCCTAAACCCTATCAATTGCTCTTTTTCAAATTCACCATTCGAGTATTTTACAATACCAACTAATGGCCTTTCATCATTTACAGAAAACATTTTTGTTTCTTTTATAGGCATAACAAATACAAAGCCGTCTAAAGCTTTCCATTCGTTATTTCTTTTATAAGCATACACTTGATCTGGTTGAACTAAATATACATTTTCACTTAAATAGTTTTTACTATCTTTCTCTTTACCTCTAACATCTCTAAATCTTCTAAATACATTGTGATGTACAATAATATCATCGCCTTCTTTTAATTCCTTATATACTGTTACTAGTGGTAAACTTAATACAGTTCCTATTCTATTCACGTATTCGTGATTTTGTAATTCTGTATTTAATAATAGCTCTTGTCCTTCTACTTCTTTTTTTCCAGTTGACCTACTGCCCTTCGGTTCAACTAGGTAATTGAATACACTGTGCATTTACCATGAAAGATCATATTCCACGGATATAGACATGTTTTTGTTAAAATCTTTCCAGGGCATTAACATATCTTTTTTTGTAATGTAGATAGAGTACTTTTCTTCTTCCTCTACAATATGGGCTATAGTATGACCGCCATACACTTCCTGTCCAACAGCATAGTGCATAGCGTCATTCTTATAGTCTTTTCCAACACTGATTTTTCTAATTACTTGCTGGGACATCTTGTTCACTAATTTCCCCCGTAGTTAAATCAATATTTACTGGTCCGTGCTCTTTTTCTAAGTCGGCTTGCAGTTTTTGTAATTCACCAACTACTTCTTGTAATTGAGATATCAATCCAGCTTTATGCCCTTCAATACCACCAATCTGCATTTGTATTTGGTTTTGTTTATTTACTGTTTCTTGCAATGATTTTAATTGCTCTTCAGAAATTGACTTTACTTCTTTGTGATCTACGTCTACTGTTTTTAATTTACTCATAATGATTTAATTTAATTGTTTGGTTTTTGTTTATAAGGAAATGCTTTATTTAACATTTCTTTTCTATTTGCGCACCCGCAATCGCCAGGTAGTTTATCTACTAGCTTCTTTATTCCGGTTGCTTTGGTTATTTTTTCTATGGTATCCCCTAATCCTTTTGATTTCATTTAGCAATTCCATTTACGTCTTGCTGCTTTACCTCTTTCGCCAGTCCAACCTCTGGATCTTGCGCAGAATGATTTACGTCTTTTAGCCGCTTTGCTATCCGGATCTAGTTTTGATGGAGGAGTTGTTACTGCGGTTTTTAAATTACCACCAGTTTTTTTATTGTAATTAGCAACACCTTTAGCTGTCATTCCGCCTCCAGCATCTTTACCAGTACCTCCGCCTTTTTTTACTTCAGCGTAGTTACCAGATTTTTTATTACGCTTAGGTGCGTATGATTTTGATTTTGCCTTTTTAAGAGGACTTGCGTATCTCTCAGTCGTCATTAAAGCTGGAGAACAAGGTTTCATTTTAAATGCCATTATTTAAAGTAGTTTTTCTTCATTGGTGACTTTGATTTAAAAAAGTTTGGAGAACTTTTTTTGCCGGTTCCTTTAACCCCTCCGGCCTCAATAACAGTTTTTTGGCCTTCGTAAGTTTTAGATGCATCATACAATTCCATATCTCTAGAGGCGCTATCAAATGTTCCAGTTTTTAATGGATCCTTACTCATTTCAACTTGTCTAGTTCGAGCTGTCATGTTTTTATTAAAAGCATCTAACTCTGCGTAATTTTCTTCTACTTTAGCTTTTTTCCTAGCATTTCTAACTGCTTCCCTGCGCTTTTTACCTTTAAGCTTTTCTGTTTTTTGAAAATTACCATCTTTGTCTATTCTACCACCACCACTAGCCGCTAGTTTAGCCGCTTTTATTTTAGCCTGACGGACATCCTTACCAGATTTTTTAATTGACCTACTCTGTTGCCTAACTCTCCAAGGCGACATTGCATCCATTTTATCTCTTGTTTGGGTTGCGGTAAATTTTTCTTTTTCATCACCTGGTATTACTTCATCTGGTTCACTTTGCCCAGTGTCTACCTGATCTCTTGGCACATTAGGATTATCCTTAGCCCATTGTTTCATTTCATCCGTAACTATAATTCCTTCTGCTTCTAAATCTGCAAATGTTTTATTTCTAGTTATTTTTTTCCCTTTAACAATTTTATCCCCGGTTGACTCTGATTCTAATACACCTACTTTCTGCTTTATTGGCGACTCAGTTTTTTTTTTCATTGAGTAACCTCTTAGCTTACTTGGCGATGGAATGTCTCTAGTTTGATTATCCCCATGCACACCAGCTGGGCCTACATTTAATAAAGGTTCTTTTACGCCTTTCTTTTGATTAAATAAACCAGATTCCACTCTTGCGGTAATTGGTATGTTCTTTTTTCCTTTTGTTCCCATTATAGTTAGTTATTTTTGTTGTCAGTTAAATCAGCCGCTTTAGGTTCTGGTTTTAAATTTTTAAAAGCTTTGCCAACTTCAGCACCTGCATCAACAAACTTTTTACCAGTAACAGCTGCTCCTGCTACTAAAGTTTCATTTATTTTGAAAGGTGATGATTTTGATTTTTGTGTTATTGGATTCATTTTAGTAGGACTAGCTAAATCGCCACCGTATCCATCTTGAAAATAAGCTTCTCCGCCGTAAAAGTTTTTCTTTTTGCCAGGTGATGAAAGTCTTTCTTGAAAAGATGCTTTAGCTTGCTTCAAAGAAACTTCTTCTCCTCCGACACCTTGTCTTGGTCCTGGATCAGATTTTTCTTGAAAACCACTCGCGTTTTGTTTAGACTCTATTTTATTAAGCCTACTTGCTTGTCCTCTATATGTAATTGCCATAATTATGATTGTTTATATGCTTCGTCCTCCCATTCAAAATCAGGATGCCCCTCGTTCATTTCAGACCGTTTGTATACTTTCATAGGAGATTTAGTGTCTCTTTTCCAAGTTACAGAATCTTCTGTGTATTGTAATCTACCGGTAGCTAGTTGATCTAAATGAACTTTTTCGTGAGCAACAGCTTTTTCTATCTTTTTATCAGATAATTTTGAACTAACAAAAATAGTTCCATCTCTATTAGCTTCAGCTTCAACCCCTTCTTCCAAATCATCTTTTAAAATGACAGGAGTACCAAACTGGGATGTTTTTTCATGTATCCCAAATACTTCTGAATGAGGTTTTAACTTAAATGCCATTATCCTTTATATCCAGATTTAGAAGCTGCTTGTGCATTTTCCGCGTAATGCTTTCTTGCTTTAGCACTTAATTTTTGGTTTGAAGCTTCTTTAATATCATACTTCATTCCTTTATTCATTTTAGCTGGCGATTTACCTTGTTTAGCAGCAATTGCATCTACTATTTGTTTTGGTAAATTCTTTTTTTGCTTAGCTGTTTGCTTAGCAGGTGATTCGTAATCTCTTTTTGATTTGCTTTCGTCACCTTTTTTACCGCCATACATTTTTGCAGGTGATTCGTAATCTAATTTACTTTTAGATTCATCTCCTTTTTTACCGCCATACATTTTAGCAGGTGATGCAGCTCCACCTTTTCTTGCTCCAATTTTGTTTGGACCAATACCTTTAAATCCTGAATATCCCATTTTTAATTATTTATTTGTTAGTTTTTTTTGTTTCTACTTTTTTAGGCATATAACATTTCTTTTTTCTATATTTTCCACCTGCTTTTTTACAAGCTACCCTTTCTTTACTTGATAAAGTTATATTACCTAATTTCTTACCAATATCTTTAACTTTCGACACTACCTTGTCTTTTACTTCATCTGCTTTTTCTGCTACAACTTTAGGCAAATCTTTAACTTTAACTTGCTTAGCTGGTGAAGATGGAGATGATGATACCACAGGCTTTATTGCTTGAGGTGTTTGATGTCCTATTGATTTTAACAACGGAGATTTGGGGTTCATTTTAAATGCCATAATTATCTTTCTTTATCTTTTATCATATCGTCAATAGCTTTATTGTAAACTTTGTCCGTATATGTTTTGTTTTTATAAAACTTACTTCTTGAAGATGTTGGTAAATCTTCTTCTGCTAATAGTATTCTGTATATCCTATTAATTAAATTTTTACATTTAAAAGATGTTGTATATACAGTGAACTTTTTTGTTGTTCTGTTTCTTTGACTCCATACATCGATCCAACCTCCAGTTCTTAATCTTTCCCATCTAGCTTTATCCCAAGAGTATGTGTACACACCTTCTATAAAATCATTACGTGTAAAATGCTTTTTACAATCTAAATAAAATAGCAATTCAAGATCTGCATCTTTTATGTCATAAGTTTTACAAGCCCATTTTCTAACAAGCCTGTAATACTTAAACAAATTCATTTCTCGCAGATCTTTTGAAGTTAATCTCATTCTACTAAAACAACATCATTGATGGTAATAACGTGGTACATCTTATCACCCCATTCAATACCATGACCTGCATGTTTATCGTATCTTATAATGCTATCTTTTTTTATATAATCTACTTTATCACCAGAACTTATAACTTTTGCCTTTAAGTACCTAATGTCTTTATTTTGACTTTCAGTTAATTCAAGACCACCTACTGTCTTCGGCGCTTCTTTTATTTTATCAATAACGATGTAATAATTAATTGCTTTCAAGAGTTCTTACGTTTGAGATTATACAATCAGCCGATACAATAGTTGTCGCTACACTTATCGCATTCTTTAAAGCCGCTTTAGTTACTAATACTGGATCTATAATTCCACTATCAATCATATTCTTATAACACCCACAAGTAGCATCAATACCAACGCCCGCCCAGTCTCTATCATTTATGTCTTTATTACTTTCAACATACTCTTTAGGATTTAAAGCATCATCAAAACCAGCATTCTTTAATATAGTATGGTAAGGTGCTGTTATAGCGCTTAATAATATATCATAGCCTTCGTTTTGTTTTACTATGGTTTGCGAAGCGTTAAGTAAAGCAACACCACCACCTGGCACAATGCCTTCTGCTAATGCAGCTTTAGTCGCATGCAAAGCATCATCAACTCTATCTTTCTTTTCTTTAAGCTCAACTTCTGAATCTGCGCCAATATAGATTACTCCAACCTTTCCAGTTAGCATTGATAATCTTTCTTGTAGCTTCTTTTTAATCCAGCCGTTTTTTTCTTTTTCTATTTTTCTCTCTACGTCTTTAATTCTTTCAGCTACAGGTTCTGTAACTTCATTAATTTGCAGTGTAGTGTTTTTATCGTCTGTAACGGACTTAACAACCTCGCCTAATACATTTACATCTATTAAGTCTAAATCATCGCCTAACTCCTCATTAACAGACGTGGCACCCGTTAGAATAGCTAAATCTTCTATAGCATCTTCTTTAGTTGGCCCAAATCCAGGTAAATCTACAATATTTACTTTTATATTGCCTTTAACTTTATTAGCGAGCAATGTAGCATACGGTTGTTGATCTACTGGGGCAACAATCAATAAAGAACGTTTGTTTTTTATAACGTGTTCCAATATGCCTTGTATTCTTCTTACATTAGGTATTGCTGAGCTTACTATTAACACATAAGGATTTTCTAATACTGCTGTGCCTTTTTCTTTATCTGTTATTAAGTGTGGTGATTTAATACCTGAATTAAATTGTGTACCCTCAACAAACTCAACATAAGTTTCATTTGTAGGGGAGTCTTCCATTAATACAACTCCGTTTCTTCCAACTTTTTCATAAGCTTCTCCAATCTTGTCTCCAAGCTCTTGGTCATTGTTACAACTAATATATGCAACTTGACTAAGCATTTCACCTTTAACCTCAGTGGAGGTAGTATCAAGATAGTCCATAATCTCTTTAGCACATCCTGCAACTCCTTCTTTAATATATCTAATTGATTCTTCGCCATTGTATTCGTTTAGTTTATTTAATAGTGATTGAGCAAGGACGATAGCCGTAGTGGTACCGTCACCTGCTTCTTTCACTGTATTGCTAGCAGCTTCTTTTATTAAAGTAGCTCCTATATTTTCGACCGGGTCCATTAAGACTACGCTTTCCGCAACGGTTACACCATCTTTTGTGATTACCGGCCTGCCCATAGCGTCTTCGTATATAACGCATTTTCCAGAAGCACCTAATGTAGACTTCACTGCGTCGGATAATTTAGAAACACCGGACATAATTTTATTTCGTGCATCATCGCCGAAATTCAGATCTTTAACAATCTGACTAGGTAAATTGAATTCCATTTGATTAAATTTTAGTTAAGTATAATATATTATTTAAATGTTTTTACCACTTTCGGTCCAGATATATAATCTAGTTTTCTTTGGTAATGATCGACAGACCCATCAATAGCGCTTTCAGCACCGTCAAGAGTTTCTCGCCTGGTTACATCTATCCACTTTTCACAGCAAGTGTCTTTCTCTGGATCACAAGCACAATTTATGTCTTTGATTTCTGTTTGAAAAAATCCGTTTGGTAATTGTGTGATTCTCCAGTTTTTCTTCTCTGCTGCATGCTTCCAAGATTCGATGGTTTTTTCTGTTGGTTGTGGCTGACTACTCCACGTACTAGTCTGGTAAAATAGTGTCATTGGTTTTGGTTTTAATTGACATTGGTTTCATACCTCTCTGGTATGGGTTTATTATTACGTATTATTCTTCGTCGTTAACTTCTTCTTCCTCGTCTACAGGTGGTACTGGGGGAGTAGGATTTTGCCATGTAAAATATAAGTCTTCGTTCACTGGGGTGATTTGAGATTCTATGCTTGCAGCTATGCTAGCTTGCATTGCAGATACATCTAAAGAATCTACTAGCCATCCGATAACTACGTTTTCAAAAGCCTCTGTATTTTCGTAAGGCACAAAAGGATCTCCGGCTGTGTAAGTATAGCTTTGTGTTCCAATATTAGTTGATGAGTAAGTTTTTCCTCCAGATTCTTCAGAACCTGTATACCTGTAATGTACTGTGTATATTACATTATCTTCACCTTCTGCTTGAATGTGAGCATTCATTTGTGGGATATCCCATTTGTAAGTAATTGCCATTTTTTAATTTTAAAGATTTATTTATTTATTTATTTAACATATGCTAATACTTGTGACTACACCATTTAAATTAGCGAATGTATAATAAGAAAGAGATATTCTTATATATCTATTTGTCTGAACTGTTGTACCAGTAGAATTAGTATATACCGTGTCACCTACAACAGGTAGTGATCCGCTTCCATTATGCCAATAACTTGTGGCTATTGTCTGTGTACATATAAACTTAATACCCATTTGTCCGGCGGAACCAGAAAATTGAGTTACAGTACTACAGTCTTTATCATAACCGTACCAGTCTGAAAATTTATATGGATAAGCTATAGGCATAATTTATACTTTTATGGGCAGCTACAGCTAGTTGCTGTTACTGCTCCTGTTGTTGTGTTTGTTGATATTGCAGGACAATTACAAGGGCCTCCAAACCAAGTTGTTCCTGATGGTCCCTGAATAAATCCACCACCACCCGTATAAATAGCTCCGCTTACACTGCTATATATAATAGTTCCTGTTGTTACCGCTGATAGAGCAACTGTTGTGTATAGTGTCGTTACGTTACCTCCACCGCTATAAATAGTAAAAGAGTTATATGTACCTCTATCTGCTGGATTTGGTGTGCAACTAGTGTTTACTGTTGGATAACTAACCGTTGACCCATGCGAGTTACCACCATTTACCATGTCATACAAAGATATAGTACCCATGCTTTGACTACCATTGTAATCACCGTGTTTTGCTTCTCTTGCCATCTTAAGCATCGATAACTGACCGCTAGTTGGTATTGCCATTACTTATTACAATTACAGTTATTTAACTTTAATTCCTCTATTTCAGCTTTTAATTCTTTTATAGCTTCTAATAATATAGGTGTTATACCTTGATATCTTAAAGATAAATTACCTTTACCATTATCTCTAACGAGTTCTGGTAACACTTCTTGAACATCTTGAGCTATAAAACCTATATCTTCTTTTATTTCTAATATACTTTCACTGTCTTTCCAATCAAAAGTAACCCCTTGAAGTTGCATTGCTTTATCTAAAGCACTTTCAATTGGTTTAATGTTTTCTTTATATTTTTTATCAGAAGGAGATCCATATGCTATCACATCTCCTTTTACTGTTAAATCTCCACCGCCTGTGGTACTCGTGTCTAAATCCATGTAAGCAGTTTCAGCTGTACCCGATGCATCATTACTCCATCTAAAGTTGTAACCGTTTCCAGCCGTTACTTTAAATTGACCAGATTTACTACTTGTTGCATTTGGCTTTAAGTGTAGAACAGCATTTCCAGCTGTACTAGATTCAATTACAACGTGAGGATTAATAGCACTAAACTTAGCAATTTGGCCACTTATACTTCCTTTTCTAACTTCAAGTAAAGCAGAAGGGTTATTAATTCCAATACCAACATTACCACCAGATTTTATACGCATGTACTCTGCAACACCAGCAGTGCTTTTTCCAACAAATGCTAGATCACTAGCATCACTACCTGATCTTATAGCTACTATTCTACTTACGGAATTATTATTAGTACCTACGGTAAAAAGCAGTTGTGAAAAATTGTTAGTATTACCGGATGTATTTGTATTATTTATTGTAGTACCTACAGAAGCTTGACCACCTGTATCAGTAGAACTATAAACTGTGGCTTGACTTCCTAGAACATGAAGCTTATTCGTAGGATTAGTCGTGCCGATCCCCACGTTGCCTTTTTGAGAACCTCCACCAATAGTCATAACTATACTACTTGCAGAAGTATTTGATCCTGTAATAAAGTTTATATTACCCGCGCTGATACCACCTACACCTCTATTGATTATATTAGTATCTTGATATGTTCCAAAACTTCCATTTCCTCCACTTGTGACTTGTTCTATTTGTGTAACAGCAGCAGAATTAGTACCGGCAGATATTTTAAACAAAGCACTACCATAATTATTAACAGGATTGTAGTCTAAATGTAGCATTTGCTTAATAGTACCAGTATTTTCTGCAAACTCTATTTCTAACGGAGAATCAGGCCCAGTCGTCCCGATCCCGACGTTTCCAGAACTTTTTATACGCATTTTTTCTGAACTACCAGTTTCAAACTTTATATCAGTTGAGCCATTAGATGCATTTATATTAAAGTCGCTTGTTCCATAATGAATTAAATCAGTTAGTACATATGCGCTTGCTCTAGCTATTATATTTCCATTAACATCTAATTTGAAACCACTTTGTGCAGTTCCTCCAATTCCTACGTTTCCAGAACTGTCAATACGCATACGCTCCATATTATTTGAAGTGCCCGCTACGTTAAAAGTCATCGCATTGCTTCCACCACTAGTAGATGTTACTATATAATTTATAGAACCTTTAATTCCTGCGCCTTGACCCGAACCATCTTCTCCAAAGAAATTTACACCACCAATTCTATCTCCAACAGTCCAACTTGAATCATTTTTTGAACATTTTAAAGTTATTATAGAAGTATTCGCTAAAGGGCTTTTTAAACTTAAAAGCGTGCCAGGCGCGTCTTCGCCTATTCCTACGTTGCCACCGGTAGGATTTAATAATAAATTTCTTAAAGTTGCACCCTCTGCAGCTTGAATCCAACCATAACTATTTTCTACAACACCTAAAAGTAATTTAGATCCTCCAGTCGTGTTAGTCACAGAAATTATTTCATTTCCATCTGCAGGCGTAGCGCTAGCACCCTTAACCTCTAATTTTGCTTGAGGATCAGTAACCCCGATCCCAACATTGCCAGGCTGTGTAAGTATCATGGTCGTTTCGTTGACAGACGTTGAGCTTCTAGTACTTCTTAAAAAAGCTAAATCAGAACCAAAAGGCTCGTTTGATGCGGTAGCAGGTGCCGTAACCATAGCTATATCCCACTTGTATATATCTTCGTTATTAACTCCTGTTTGACTAGTCTTAAAAGTTAATGCAGATCTTTTAGTACCTATAGCTTGAGAGCTAACAGCGTTCCAACCCACTGTTATATCATAATTACTACCATCATCTAATCCACCAACTTGTAAAGCTGTGCCCGGACTAGTCGTTCCAATACCTACGTTACCTCCAGAAGTAATACGCATATATTCAGTCGCGGCATCATTACCCGAGAATAGAATAGCTGCGTTTGCTGTTGAATGTTGAGAATCTATTCTTAAATAATTACCACTAGAATCCCATTTTATAGTACCGCTTGAATTATGCCAATCACCTATTAAAACGCTTGGATCAGCACCTTGACCTCCTTGTAATAAAACTCCATAGTATTCAGTAGTAGCGTTGTTAACTGCTAGTTGACCTACAACGTGGAGTTTTCTTAAAGGATTTGTAGCACCAATCCCGACATTGCCGTTATGTAAAACAGTAACAGCAACTCCTCCAGCTGTACTTGTTCCATTGTCGTTAAGAGGTTTTATTGTATACTTAGTATCGTCTACACTTGTAGCAAAAACCCTTTGATTAGCGGTTGCTCCATTATCAGATAATACAATTCCCGCAAAAGAATCTCCTTCAATTATCATTTGTCCTCTATCGGTTCCACCGTCTACATGTAGCCTTGTAGTTCCATAAGATGCACCGTGTAAAGTTCCCGGATTAGTTGTTCCGATTCCTAAGTTGCCGGATGAATTTAACACCATCTTAATAACATCAGAAACTCCAAATTGAATACCTCCTTCACCTCTAAGCCCTAAATTATCAACTGTTCCTCCTGTTAGCATATTTGGAGCATCACCAACAAATCCAATAAACCCATCAGAAGTATCTTGAAATGTAATATATGCTCTTGTTTCTCCTTTTATGTGTAATAATGATTCAGGCGAAGTCGTTCCGATTCCTACTCTTTGATCAGAATCTATACTTACTGCTTCTGTTCCATTTGAAACCAAGGATAATCTACCTGTATTAGCAGTATAAGTGTAGTTTGATAAATCGTGAAATCCATAACCTCTAGTATTTGTGTGCCCTGCTAGTACTTTACCATCTTGAACTACAAGCTTTTCAGTAGGATTAGTCGTTCCTATACCGACGTTGCCTGAACTATTAATACGCATTTTTTCTGAACCTTGAATTAAGAATCTATGGTAACCATTTGTATTGTAACCCATATAACCCCAAAATCCTCCACCAAATATTTCATAATTAGCATTAGCAG